CAGGGCGGCACCACTGGCGGCGTGACCGCCGCCAGCGCCATCGCCGCCTTGCAGGAAGCGGGCAGCAAGCTGAGCCGGGATATGCTCAAGAGCGCCTACCGCGCCTTTGCAAGGCAGTGCTACCTCATCATTGAGCTGATGCGGCAGTTCTACGACGAGCAGCGGGTGTTCCGCATCACCGGGCAGCGCGGCGAGAGCGAGTTCGTGCCCTTCTCGGCGCAGGGGCTGCGCGCAAAGCCCATGCCCGCCGTGGGCGGGGTGGAGCTGGGCAGCCGGGAGCCTGTCTTTGACATCGTGGTCAGCGCCGCCAAAAAGAGCACCTTCAGCCGCCTGTCTCAGAACGAGACCGCCAAGGAGTGCTACAAGCTGGGCTTCTTCGACCCTGCCAACGCGGATGCTGCCCTTGCGGCGCTGGAAATGATGGACTTTGAAGGGGTGGAAAAGGTGCGCGCCCGGGTGCGGCAGAACGGCACGCTGGCGCAGCAGCTGGTGCAGCTGCAGGGGCAGATGGCAAGACTGTCTGCCGCTCTTGCGCAGCAGCCCGGCGGCACCCAAGCGGCGCAGAACACTGCCGGTCTGACGGCACAGCTGCCGGTGGCGGCGGCTGCCCGCGCCATGAATTGGAACGGAAAGGAGGTGAAGTGAGATGATCAAGGTATGTTACAGCGAGCTGGACGGCCCCGAGGGGCTGAGCCTGCGGCTGGAAGCCGCCGGTCACGCGGGCTATGCGCCCGCCGGGCAAGACATCGTATGCGCTGGCGCAAGCACCCTGATGCAGGCACTGGTGTACCTGCTGGCAGGGGAGGAAAACGCCCGCAGCGATGCATGGGACGAGCCGGAAGGCCCGCGCCTTGCTGTGGCAGCGCAGGCACCGGTAGCGCCGTGGGTGCAGGGCGCGTTTGAACTGGCCAAGGCGGGCTTTACCCTGCTGGCAGAGCGCTACCCGGACAACCTGCGCTTTGCGGATGTGAGCCGCAGCGGACAGCAGAGCATGATGGACCTGCAGCTGTTTGCGGAAGGTGAAGCCGCCCCCGCGTTGAGCCCGGAGCAGACCCGGCAGGCAGTGGCTGCGGGCACCCTGAAGCCGGAAGCCCCCGCCGCGCAGCCGGAGGTGCCGCAGCAGACCCCGGCAGAGCCGGAGCCGCAGCCGGAAAAGCCTGCACAGCCGGAGCGTCCGGCACTGCCTTCCCTGCCGCTGCCGGTGCAGAACACGGTGCGCGGCCTGCACGCCCGCTGGGCGGCAGAGGAAGCCGCCATGCGCCGCAGCCAGCCGGGCTTTGACCTGAAAGCAGAGCTGAAGAACCCGGAGATGCGCCGTCTGATGCAGCTGCCCGGGATGCGGGTGCAGGACGCCTACCGCCTTGCCCACTACGAGGATGCCCTGCGTACCACGGCACAGACCGTGGAGCAGGGCGTGGTGGAGCGGGTGCAGCAGCGCGCCGCGCGTCCGCTGGAAAACGGCCTGCGCCCCGGCGCTGCCGCTTCGGTACGGCCGGACGTAGCCGCTATGACCCGCGCCCAGCGGGAAGCCTTGGAGCGCCGTGTGCTGCACGGTGCACAGATTGAACTTTAACCTGACAGGAGAAAGGAAAAAAGCATGATGAATTTTAACATCCAGCTGTTTGCGGACGCGCAGACCAACACCACCGGCACCATGTCGGTGGAGATGAAGACCTTTTACGAGAAGCGCCTGATCGATCAGGCAGAGCCGCGCCTTGTGCACGACCAGTTTGCGGATTACTACCCTGTGCCCCAGAACGGCGGCAAGACCATCGAGTTCCGCAAGTACGACAGCCTGCCCAAGGCCAGCACCCCGCTGACCGAGGGCGTTACCCCCAACGGTCAGGCGCTGAACGTGACCAGCATCACCAGCGACCTGCACCAGTACGGCGGCTGGACCCCGCTGACCGATGTGCTGCAGATGACCGCCATCGACAACAACGTGGTGCAGGCCACCCGCGTGCTGGCAAGTCAGGCAGGCCGCACCATGGACAGCATCACCCGCGATGTGCTGGCGGGCGGCACCAACGTCATTTACGCCCCGAAGCTGGGCGCAGACGGTGCCGAGACCGCCGTTACCAGCCGCAAGGCGCTGGACAAGAGCTGCACCCTGACCCCGAAGCTGTTCTTTCAGGCGGCGGCGCAGCTGGGCGCAATGAACGCTGACCCCATCGGCGACAGCTACGTTGCCATCATCCACCCCTATGCGGCCTATGACCTCAAGACCTGCAAGGAGTTCATGGAGGTGCACAAGTACGCCGACCCCGACACCATGTTCCGCGGCGAGATCGGCAAGCTGGGCAACATCCGCTTTATCGAGACCAGCGAGGCCAAGATCTGGAAGGACGATACCTGCCCGGCGGGTCTGGCAGTGTTCGGCACGCTGGTGCTGGGCGCCCATGCCTACGGCGTGACCGAGCTGGAGGGCGGCGGCCTGGAGCACATCGTCAAGCAGCTGGGCTACGGCGACGACCCGCTGAACCAGCGCGCCTCTGTGGGCTGGAAGGGGATGCGTGCCGCCGAGCGTTTGGTGGAGCAGTACATGGTGCGCATTGAGAGCGTGTCCAGCTACTCTGCCACCGCTGCCGCCAACTAAGGAGGTGCCCATGGCTGAAAAGAACGTGCGCATCCGGCTGTTCAAGGACAACAGCCGCTACAAGGGCGATCTGTTCGTCAGCGTCAACGGTGTGAATTACAAGATCCGCCGGGGCGTGGAGGTGGAGGTGCCGCCCGCTGTGGCCGAGGTGCTGGAACACAGCCAGCGTCAGGACGAGCTGACCGCTGCCCGCATTGCTGCTGCGGAGAACGCGGCACAGTAAAATCTGTAAAATCAACGCTGCCCGGCTGGGAGAAATGCCCCCGGCCGGGCTTTTTATAAAAAGGATGTGATGAAGATGACAGTAGGAGAAGCTTTGGAGCGTGCCGAGCAGCTGCGCCCAAACTGCCGCATTGAAACCGAGACCCAGCTGCAATGGCTGCGGGAGACGGACGCCCTGCTGCGCACAAAGCTGTTTGACCGCAGCGCCGCCGGGGCGTTTGACGCGGTGGGCGCAGACCGTCCGTGGGAGCAGCCGGTGCAGGACGACCAGCCGCTGCTGGCGCCGCCGCCCTTTGATGCGCTGTACCCGCACCTGTTGTGTGCGCAGATGGACGCCGCCTTGGGCGAGACCGACCGCTACGCCGGAGAGCAGGCGCAGTACAACGCCCTGTATGCGGAACTGGCGGTCTGGCTGCGGCAGAACTACCCGCCCCGCAGCCGGGCGCAGTGGCGCTGGTAAGGAGGTGGGAACATGGTACTGGCAGACAGAATACGGCTTGGCAACACCCGGCAGCTGCTGCGGGCCTTTGGCGGCCTGAACGAGACCTACGGCTGCTCGGAAGCAGAGTACAGCGCCGGAGTAAACTTTTCTGCCCGGGATTTCCCAGCCCTGAGCACCCGCACCCCGCGCCGCAAACTGCGGGCGCTGACCGGGCTGAACGGGATGTACCACCTGAACGGTCTGCTGACGGTCTGCGGGCGGGATATCACCTATACCCCGGACGATGCCGCAGCCCCGGCGGTGACGAAGGCGGACGCCGTGACCGATGGCCGCAAGGCGCTGGTGGGCATCGGCACAAAGATCCTGATCTTCCCGGATAAGCTGGCCTTTGATACGGCAGACGGCAGCGTGACCGCACTGGGGGCGCTGTGGACGGCGGCGGACAAAAGCGTGACCTTTGCCCCCTGCGATGCCGCAGGCAAGACCTATCAGGTGGAAGCCTTTGGCAGGGACGAGCCCGCCGATCCGGCAGACGGACAGCTGTTTTTAAGGGTGGAGGATGCCGACCATCCGTGGCGGTACGACAGCACGCTGGAAATGTACAGCAAAAACTCCGGCAGCTGGGCGGCCATCCCGCTGGAATACTGCCGCATCACGGCGGCAGGGCTGGGCAAGCTGTTCCGGCAGTGGGACACCGTGACCGTGCAGGGCGCAGCCGCCGAGACTGCGGGGCAGAGCCCGGAGCTGAACGGAGATCAGATCGTGTATGACATGGGCGAGGACTGGCTGCGGGTGCGCTGCACCCCGCAGGGCGAGTATTTTTACGGCACACTGGTGCAGAACGCCGCCGCCGCGCAGTGGCAGAGCATGGACGGCAAGCAGCACCGCAGTGTGGATGCCGCACAGACGGTATCCATGGAGCGCCGGGTGCCGGAACTGGATTTTGTGACCGAGTGCGACAACCGGGTGTGGGGCTGCAACAGCAGGGAGAACGTTATCTACGGCTGCAAGCTGGGCGACCCCACCAACTGGTTCAGCTACCGGGGCATCGCTGCAGACAGCTACGCCGTCACTGTGGGCAGCGACGGTGCCTTTACCGGGGCGGCTTCCTGCATGGGCTATGCGCTGTTCTTCAAGGAGAACACCCTGCACAAGCTGTACGGCTCCAAGCCTTCGGATTTTCAGCTTTCCAGCCTGCGCTGCCGGGGCGTGGCAAAAAACGCCGCCCGCAGCCTGTGCGTGCTGAACGAGACGCTGTATTATCTCTCGCCGGACGGGGTCATGGCGTGGGACGGCAGTCTGCCCACCAAGGTGTCCGGTGCGCTGGACGCCGCAAAGCTTGCCAACGTGCAAAGCGCCGTGGGCGGTGCGCTGGATGGCCGGTACTATCTGCACATCTCCCGGGAGAGCGCGCGTCTGCTGGTCTACGATACCGAGAAAGGGCTGTGGAGCGAGGAGGACGTCTGCTCCTGCGATATGACCAGCACCGGCGGGCAGCTTTATCTGTGGGACGGGCAGGCGCTGTGGGCAGCAGACCCCACCCGCGAGCCGGACTGGCAGAGCACCGATGGCGTGGAGACGGACATCCCCTTTGAACTGGTCACAGGCGATGTGGGACTGGACGGCACCGAGCAGCGGTACCTCTCCCGGCTGACCTTGCGTCTGGACGCCGAACGCACCAGCACGGTGGAGGTGGCAGTAAGCTATGACGGCGGCGCGTGGGAGACGGTGGCTGCCCTTGCCGCCCAAGGCCGCCGCCGCAGCTATGACCTGCCTTTTGTGCCCCGGCGGTGCGGGTCGCTGCGGCTGCGGCTTCGTGGCAAAGGACAGATCACCCTGCGCAGTCTTGTGCGCACCATCGCCCCGGCAAAGGGAAAATTATGGGAGGAGGATACCTCATGGCAAGCATGAACGGCCTGAGCAAGCTGGGTCTGCCCAAGCTCAGCGATAACATGGACCCGGAGGATGCCCGGGCACTGCGCAGCTATCTGTACCAGATGCAGGAGCAGCTGCAGTATGTACTGACCAATCTGGATACGGAAAATATGTCCGACACCCTGCGCAGCAAGCTGCAGGGATTATAAGAACGAAAGGAGAATTATATGGCATCCAAAAAGAAGGAGGAACTGCTGCAGCCGGAGGTGCAAACGCAGGCACAGCCCGCTGCGCAGTCCACTTACAGCGCCGAGGGGCTGAACAGCCGCGCCGATGTGGAAAAGGCCATGGCAAACGCCAGCTACCGCCCCGGTCAGCAGGTGACCGATGCGGCCGACGCCCTGAAGCAGTGGCAGCAGAACCGCCCTGCAGACTATCAGAGCAGCTATCAGGATAAGATCAACAGCCTGCTGGGGCAGCTGCTGGAGCGGGAGAATTTTCAGTACAGCTACACCCGCGACCCGCTTTACCGCCAGTACGAACAGCTGTATACCCAGAACGCCCACAACGCCAGCGCGGACGCGGCGGCGCAGGCCGCTGCTCTGACCGGCGGTTACGGCTCCAGCTATGCCACCAGTGCGGCGCAGCAGGCCTATCAGCAGCAGATCGGAGGGCTGGCCAGCGCCATCCCCACCCTGTACAATCTGGCGCTGGATACCTACCAGAGCGGCGGCGAAGAACTGGTGAACCGGCTGGACCAGCTGAACGGACAGGAGCAGAATGCTCAGACCCTGTACGACCGTCAGCTGCAGGACTACTACACCCAATTGCAGCAGAAAGGCGAGGCGTACAACGACGCCTATGCCAAGGACTACGGTCAGTATCAGGAGCACCTGAACCGGCTGGACACCCTGCACGGCTACTACACCGCGCAGGAGCAGGCGGAAATCAGCCAGCGCCAGCAGACCTTCAATAACATCATGACGGTGCTGGGCGTCATCGGGGACGTGGTGCAGCTGGCCATTACCGGCACCACCGGTCTGGGCACGTTGGCGGGCAGCCTGATGAACACCGGGTACAACATCTACGCCGGCAACCGCGCCTACGAGGCCGAGCGCGCCGACACCCAGTGGAGCCAGCAGATGCAGGAGAAGCAGCGGCAGGACGCACTGACCCAGCAGCAGTACGATAACACCGCCAGCGAGCGCGCCTATCAGGACGCGCTGAAGCAGCAGGCCTTCAACAACAATGTGACCACCCAGAAGCTGAACATTGCCAAGGGTGAGTGGGCACTGAAGCAGGCTAACGCCCAGCAGAAGGCAGCACAGGCCGCCAGCAAGGCAGCGGCTGCGGGCACAAGGTCCGGCAGCGGAAAGGCCACCGGCAGCAGC